CATTCGTATTGCTTAACAACTAAGTTTGGAGTGCCGCTATGGTAAAACTGGTCAATCGTGCCAAGATGACAACCGCCACTACGGGCACTGGCACAATCACTTTGGGTTCAGCGGTTGACGGTTTCCAGACTTTTACCGCAGCAGGTGTAGCCGATGGAGATACAGTCAGGTACTGTATAGAAGACGGCACAAGTAGCTTTGAGCTTGGTTCAGGTGTATATACTGCTTCAGGGACAACTCTCACCAGGGTTGTCTCTGAAAGTAGCAACAGCGACAATGCGATAAATCTATCTGGAGATGCTATCGTATTTATTACAGCGATAGCTGCGGATATACAGCCTACAACATTTACTACTACTGTTTTTACTGCAACAGCTAACCAGACAACCTTTACGGTGTCATACACTGTGGGGTTTGTAGAAGTATTTTTAAACGGATCTAAACTTTCAGCAGCAGATTTCACTGCCACAAACGGCACTTCAATTGTCCTTGCTTCTGGTGCAGCGGTAGGCGACACCGTTGATGTTGTTGCATTTGCGACACAGACTGTAGCGAATGTTTACACACAAACTCAATCCGATGCTCGATACCTACAGCTTACAGGCGGAACGCTTACAGGCGATCTTACTGGTACAACAAGCACATTCAGCGGTGATGTAACGATTGCCGATAAGATTGTTCACAGTGGAGATACAAACACAGCGATACGTTTTCCTGCTGTTGATACGGTTACTGTAGAGACCGATGGTTCTGAGCGTTTAAGGGTCACTAGCAGCGGTAATGTCGGCATTGGGACAACAAGTCCAGATCATCCAATAACAATTCAAGCATCATCTAATATGATTAAAATGATTGATGCTCAAAACACTAGCGTTTACCACCGCCTGTATAGCGCATCTGATAGCTCTCTTGTTCTTTCGGCAGACGCAGGAAACGCAAACAGCGGTCAGTTGCGCTTCTTTACAATAGACACAGAACGTATGCGTATTGACAGCAGCGGTAATGTCTTGGTGGGAACAACAAGCACAAGTTTAGCTACTACAAGCAGTGAAACAGGAGCAATGGTTACAGATGGTAGTTTTCAAGCTGCTGCAAATAACCCTGTTGCTCAGTTTAACCGTATTACTACTGATGGAGCAATTGTAAATTT